AAAGCGATGTTGTTGATTGGCTGCTAGTAGATCCTTATGGACTGAAAATAAACTACGAAATGTTTGTGCGCCGTAAAAGCTCATAGGTATTCTCCTACTTTTTCTTGAGTCTGAATTGAAAATACAATGGTATTTGTGGCAGGGTCAGAGTAAACCATGGAGCCAGTTTTTGGTTGGCCAGCAGCCACATTAGCAGATTCTGTAGATACTTGGTACGATTGTACTATTGTATTTGATACTGTTTCCGGCATCTTAGAATCCTAATGCTTACAAATTACGTCTTTAGCCTGTCTAAACAAAGTTAGATACAGATATGTAGTCTTTTTAGTGATTTGAGACTATTTATCAGTAGAACTGATCTAAATCGGTGGATGGGTTATAGGTTTCATAGTTTGTGGGACCAATAAATGTGCCCTGGAGATTTTGTAGTATGATGTCGGCAATAATCTTGTGCTCCTTTTTGTTCCAGTAGCGAGGCGGTACAAATGCTGCATTTCTATTGCCAAACAATTGCTGGTGCATTGTTGCATTAGGTAAAATATAGTTTGGGATGTCAATTCTTGAGTTTGGCATCCATGCATCAAACATCAACCACCTACAACCAATCTGCTGTAACCTAAACGCCATAGCTGAGCACATTATAATATGCATGCGCTCAAACCATTTGTCGTTTCGGAATTTACTAAATGTCAGATCAACAATTGTTTTTGCGTCGTGATCTACAGTTCTATCGCTAAGAGCACTAAAGAATCTTTTTGCTATCAATTCGCCGTCGACTTCATTGATGTCGCCAGGAACATTTGGTAATGGAGGTTTGTGATCGGGGCTCACACCAAATTCAAATCTCCTACTATCCGATAAACCTATAACAACAATATCATTCTTAGTAAATGGTAAGGTTGTTACCAGTCTTGCCATTCTCCAGTTACTACCACCTGGTATAGCTAGATTGCTGTGTGGTACAGAAAGGTGCTCGGCGAGATGCGTAGGCCATACAGACTCTACCCTTTCTTGTTCTTCTCTAAAATTGAAGCCGTAGGTGTAGCTATCGCCGATAGCATATAGCTTTGTCATAATATAATTAAAAAGTTATGCTATTCTAAATGTAATTATTTTTCCATCGCCACTAATGGATCTTTCTTCATCTCTCTTACCGAGAATATAAAGATCTACATTAGAATCAACAACAGTGTTAGATACTGTTATCGTACCTTCGACAACTGCAGCATATGTATTCGCTGGGATTGTAAATGATCCACTAACGGTTACGGTACTAACATCTACAGGATAGTTGTTTACAAACTGATCAAGCTGGCGCCGATTAAAAATAATAGTATTGATGATAGGGATATTATTGCCGCATTGAAGTCTTACAGTGTTATTACCAAACACGTCTTCTGGTACATAGGCTGTGCCAGGCTGATAGGTGAAACCAACTAAATCAAGATTGCTCTGACATTCAGTTACAGTCATAGTACCTGAGCCTTCATTAAGGTATAAAATGTCAGCTCTAGTTTTGAATGTACTATTCGAAAAAGACAGTGGCAGTGAATATGCAAACTGATTTGTAACACCTTCATACCTCAAGAACGTAATATGACCTATATGTTTCTGACCATAGTATCTCATAGAAACTTACCTCTTTTTAATTCCATCTGATGTGAATGGATGAAGGTATTTGTACTTGTGTCAACATAGCCATAAACATAGGTTTGCACTCCATTGGCTTCAGCTTGTATCTCTACACGCTCAAGCAGATTTGGATTGCCACAAATTTCGTAATCTGTTGTATTGCCACTAACAACTGGTTCAGCTGGTGGCGTGATTGTTGGTTCGGTGTTTGACATGCTAGAATCCGTAATGATTGTAGAATTGCTCTCTGGCAAAGTTAAACTTGTTCAAGTATGGATATGTAGTTTTCTCAAATATTTGTGCTTCCGAATCTACATCATTTGCTACAATAACCACTAGATTATTTATGGGTTCTTTAGTTAGCTCATACCAGGCACAGGCATAAGCTGATGTCTGCATGAAGTAGTGTTCAATCCACTTTTCTTCTTTAGGCTTAGCAGACGTCTTGAAGTCAATAACGGCTAGTTTACCGTTATACATGCCAATACAGTCTACTGTACCAGCTACCTTTAAGTAGTCTGACCAGATCTGCGTTTCGAGAGCATGAACAGCAGTAACGCTTTTGTTCAGGGTTCGTCTTATTTTGTGAAATAAGTCGACCGCATCTGGCATCGCCTTTTTGTAGGCTGTGTCAAAACCATCATCCTTTAGGATATACTTTTCAGCCAAATTGTGGACAGCAGTTCCTCTATTGGAAGCCTTCAGAGGTCACCGAAGGGAGCTTAGCCCCCTCCGGTGTTAGGTATAACCTTGGTTCACCATCTATTCTTTCTAACTTTGGAAAATTATAAAGGTGTGTTTTTAATTCGAATTCTACCCTATCCAAATCCTAATTCCGTTTTAGCAATAATGTATTTTTTGACAAATCCTGATCTCACAATATCATCCACTAAAAACTCAATATAGTCAACATCTGCTACAGTGTTTAGGATCTTCATAAAGTCCTTTAGACCGGATTTGTCTTTAGTTGATTGTAGATCAGTTTGTCTATAGTCACCACAGAATATAATCTTAGAATAGTCACCAACTCTTGTGATAACAGAATCTAGTTCACCAAATGTCATATTCTGGATTTCGTCTACAATGATGATTGTATTATCTAATGTAAGACCTCTTATAAACGATGTTGACATAAACTCAATTACGCCAGACTCTTTAAGTAGGTCATACCCATCAACTCTTTGGGTTAGACAATTAATGATTTCTCTATATGGTTGCTCGTATACGCTTAATTTTTCTTCTAGTGTTCCTGGCATGAAGCCTATATCTCTTGTTGGAACACAACTGCGGACTATTGCGATGCGTTTGAACGCTTTATGCTCTATAACTTCTTTTAGAGCAAGGTAGAGGCTGACGAATGTCTTTCCAGTGCCTGCGATACCGTGTAGTAGTAAATGAGATTTGTAGAACGACTCAAATACTTTCTGCTGCGCTTTTGTTATTGGATATATCTGATGTAGCTTGACTCCTTGCTGATGTTGGTTACCGTTAACTGCTAGTCGAAGTTTCTTCCGAGCTTTGTTTGGCATTGAGTACTACCTTTTTTACCATGTGTTGATATTCGACCTCTTATGCTTGGATTTAATATTTTTAAGGACGTCACGGAACCCAGCATCAGGCTTTTTAAGGCCGAGGCGGTGTGGATCTCCTATCGGCGGAGCCTGTGTGATAATGGTCTTCAAATGAGGATTGGCAGCGAGGTACTCTTCTCGTGCGGAGATCGACATGAACTCCTCATGGACCTCACCCGTAAGGGTGTTTTCAAAAGTGTATGTAGGCATATGTTTATTTATCAATCTTGAAGTTTTTGCCAGTCAAGTTATTAACAAAATGTAGAAAATTTTCTGCTTCTCGCTTCTTGCCTCGAATCATAAAAAAGACTACGGCTGCATTAACGCCAGCCAGTGTACCTTTCATTGCACCTTGGTAATACATCCAGGTACCAAATACACAACTCATGAAAAACCAGAGAATGTGGATTGCATATTGTTCTATCATTATTAGCGCCTATAGTCTAGGTCGTAATCATCAAAAAAGTCTTCTTCCATGTCTTCACTTGAAAGTCTCTTTAGTGCATCAAGATCGTGTCCTCTTAAAGCATTACGAATATGCTTTTCACTACGGTCCTTCTGCTTTGGTTTAGATGGGCGGTCCTCATAATCCTCAAAGCGCTGGTTACGAGAATACTTCTTGATCGTCATGGAACTATAAACCTCTTACTTTGTACTAACTTCGTCTGGAAGGATATCAGGGAATGCTAACTTAGCAACATCAGCTGTGATTCCCTTATACAGCTTATGTAGTTTCTTGTCCTTTGCAGAAATAAGCATATCTGCTTCTGGACCAGGAAGAGTTTCAAGAATGGTAATGAAAATATTCTCGCGCTTCATTCTACTGATGTTTTGATCTGGTTGGTCTACCAAGTAGCCGAACTTACGGGCCTCAGCGTGAAGATAACCACGATGGTAATCATACTGGTGTTCAGGGACACGCTTATAAGGAGGTGCACCCTCTGGCAATGCTGCAACCACATTAGGATGGAATGCAAGCTGAAGAACACTCTTTAATGCAAACGAGTCGTTAGCTTTCAGGATATCAGCTCGTTCTTGTTTTGTCTTTGCCTTGCTGGCAACTTCGAGCACGTCACATACATTACTATTCATTAGAATTCTCCAATATGTTCCATTAGGTTCTTTAACTTGAACTTAATGAAGTAGTTAAATAGATCGCCTTTCTTTTTACTTTCTTGTTCATTAAATTGAGCAAGGATAGTATTGTAGACCTCGGCTGGGATCTTAGATAGGTCTACAAGCGCCTCGTTTCTCTTATAGCCACGAAGCATGTTTTGATCACAGAAGTCCTCTGGCGTTTGCTTGACCCACTGGTCGAGGCTCTTCTGACGAATTGGTTTCTGACGTCCACCTGAGATGAAGACATCATCTGCTGACAAGAAGTTAGGAACACCATCACCAGAGTCACCCTTGAGAATATGTTCCTTTAAATAAACATCTGGATTGTTATGAGAGATGTACTTCTTGCGGACAGGGTCATACTGTCTGACGTTCACAAACTTCTGAAGCTGGATGAAGTCCTTATCACCAGAGAGGATAAGAATCTTAGGAGCGCTGCCAGTCATTAGCAAGGCGCCATGGTGATGGACGAGTGTAGAGATGATGTCATCTGCTTCTGCTGTTTCTACCTTCAGTACTTTATACGGAAAGTATTCCTTTAGTTCCTCTCGGATCTTGTTGAAGCATTCGAAGATCGAAGTCCAATCAATATCCGATTCCTCTCTAGCCTTCTTTCGGTTGGCTTTGTAGTATGGGTAGATCTTTCTACGCCAATAGTTCTTATCGTCACATGCAATAACAATCTCACCATACTCCTCACCAAACTTTTGTTTGTAGGAGCGGATGGCGTTCAAGACCATGTGACGGACAAGGCCTTCTTCAATCTTGGCATCCGTGTGGTTACCAAGTTGCATCATCAGGTTAGAAATCATAACCTGGTTTAAGTCAACAATAATCATGCTATGTTTGGTCCTTCATCATCTGGATCTTCATCGGCATGCTGCCATTCAGAATCCAAGAAAAATTCAAGTCTATTAAAGTATTTATCGAAATCTTCCACGAACGTATGTAGAGGATGGTGCGTTTCCCTATACCGTAGTATAATGGAAAAGAAGGTTTCCCTCAACAGCAATATGTCTTCTCGTCTGAAGTCTTCGGTCTCAAACCCATATGCTTTGAACAACATCATTGCTCGTTCAAACATTGCCATGGCTTCAGGTCCAGCCTCATGGTAACCTTCTACAAAGAGTTCAAGATCCTTTGTCTTCTTTAGTTTCGGCTCATGTTTCTTTCTACGAAACTCAGCCATACTAACGACATTATCATTATTCGAGAAGTCCATCTTCCTCTTCTTCTTTCGATACTAATGTGTCAGTGAACAGAGGAGTGTTGTAGGTTGGAACCATATCAAGTTCCGTAAAACCATCTTCCTTCATTTCCTTAACAAGATTCAAGGCCTCCATCTTAGAGAGGTCAAAGAACTCAATGATGCCGCCGTCGGCGTTCCGAACAAATACAGAAAACGTATTAGAAGCCATTTGTAAATCCTATGATAAAACCAACAACCCAGGGAAGAATAGCAACGATCAACAATATTCCTAAAACTAATTTCATAGATATTTGTCCGCCACATAGTCACCAACGATTAACCCTATAACGAGAGCCCAGAACCAGAATCCAACCTTAAAGGTGAACCAGAACAAGCGCCCAAGCCATGCCCAGATCTCTAACAACGTAGCAAGCATTACCAGACCCTCAGTAGGACAGTGAACTCATTCAGACGACCATTCATCGGCTTAGCAACAGCCTTAATAGCATCGAACTGTTTGTTGAGCTGAGGCTTAGATGCATTCATTACAACCTTGAGGAACTCCTCAGGCTTCCGAAGCTTCTTAGACACACACTGCTCAAGGTCAATGTTCAGAAGGCTCGAACGCTTGAACTGAATGTTGCTACCAACATAGCGGCCAAGCTGACGGGTCTTTGTATTAAAGACCCAAAGTTGCTCTGAGCCAAGAACCTTCTGAGGATGAATTGAACCAACCTTGAATTCAGTAGACTCCTTCAGGTACTTGACCTTCGACAACATCTTCTCGACGTTTGGCTTACGGACCTTACGGACACGAGCAGCCTTCTTAGTCTGCTCAAGCTGAGCAAGATCAGATTCCAACTTCTCGTAGAATGCAACAAGGACCTTGATAGCCTTCTTACCATAGGCCTCATAACATTCGACAACAGCAGGGTCGCCATCCTTGAGTAGAGCCATCTCGTTAAAGTTGAACTCAAACGCTTCT